TTTCAGGAACAACTTAGCATTGATGACTTAAGGGCAATGCAACAAGACCCGAAATACTGGAAGGAAAAAGACCCTGCTTTCATTAATCGTGTAAGGCAGGGATTTGAGCAATACTCAAGACGTAATGGATAATGTGAATTTCCAGAACGTCAAAGGTATGGAACTGTGATTTTGTGAAGGCCTTGAAGCAACGGATAATCGGCAACGACCCAGAGTGGATAGATAACCAGAAACAAATCGTACTTAACTTTTTGAACTAGGAGAAAGTGTTATGGCAACACCAACCATTTCTACCTCCTTTATCGAGGAGTTTGAATCTGGCGTCCACATGGCGTATCAGCGCATGGGGTCTAAGCTTCGCAACACTATTCGTACAGCGAATGGCGTTAAGAACAAAACCACGTTTCAAAAAATCGGTAAGGGTTTTGCTACAACTAAGGCTCGCCACGGTAATGTAGCACCAATGAATCTTGAGCATACAAATGTATCAGTCACTCTAGAAGATTACTTCGCTGGTGAGTGGATTGATGATTTGGATCAGCTAAGAATCAATCACGATGAAATGCTTGTAGCACAGCAGTCAGGTGCATATGCTCTAGGTCGTAAGACAGATGAGCTTATCCTTGATGCGATGGATACAACAACTTCAGCACACAATGAAACAACCAACGGCATTACTCTTTCATGGGCATTAGAGCTTATGGAAAAGTTTGGCAACAATGATGTTCCTGATGATGGTCAGCGTTATGTTGTAGTCGGTTGGGAAAACTGGTCACAGCTACTAGACTTAGACGAGTTCTCTCGTGCTGAGTATGTAGGTGAAGGCCAGCTACCATTTGCAAACGCAATGACAGCCAAAAACTGGCTTGGCTTCATGTGGTTTCCGTTCTCAGGGCTTGATTCAATCAACTCTGATGCAGACCGCAAGTGCTTTGCTTGGCATTCTTCATCAATCGGTCATGCCATTGGTGCAGATGTTTCATCAAACATGCAGTATCACAACGATAAAGATGCGTACTTTGTTCTGAATAAGATGCAGATGAACGCAACACTGATTGATGCGAACGGCTGTTTCGAACTACAGTTGAAGAAATAAGGAGAGTTTAATATGGCTTTTGCAAGTGCAGACTTTACCTTAGTCAACTACTCAGGTAACGGCTTTCATATCTGGCATTACAAAACTACTGCTGACAACCTAAACGCAGTAGATACAGCTGGCTACTTCAACAGCAAGTCTAGCGAAATCAATGTTGGAGATGTAATCTTTGTCAACGCTTCTAATGGCTTTGGCATCGCAACAGTTGTTTCAAATGCAAGTGGTGTAGTCGATACAGGCGACATCGTAAGCATGACAACAGATAGCCGCTAATGGCTAAGAAACCTACAAAGAAGGTGGAGGCTACGGCCTCCCCTTCTCCTAAGCCAAAGACGAAAAAGTTGCGTAATGGCACAGTAACCTTTGGTAAAGGTGTTACAATCGGTAAGGGCGTAAAGTGAGAAAAATTTACAAAACACCTAAAAAGAAGAGTAACATACAGAAAACAGGTGCTGTAGCTGATGTTATTATGTCTGTAGGTCCTCATGCTCAAGATATTGTTAATTATGGCTCTCATGCTTTAGCTGGGGGTGGTTTAATAGCTTTAGGTGCTATTAGAAGAAAACTAAAGAAAATGAGAGGTGAGAAATAATGAACAGAAGAAATCAAAGACAACTTGAACAGGGCGGTTATGCAAACGCACCTATGAAATCTCCAAACTTTAGAACAAAATCTGGTTTGACTGCTGATCAGCTAAACACAAAATACTCTGGTGTAAGGGGTACTATGAAAATGTTTTCTGCTCCAACAGACGATTTTAGGTATGACAGAAAAAGTATGCCATCTTATAGCGAACCAAAAGGCTCTGGTGGAAGAAATAATCCTCGTGGAGCAAAAGGAGCTAGATAATGAAAACTTGTGAAAAGTGTCCATACCCAGGAAAGTGTCGTGCCGCAGGAAAGTGCCTAAAGCAAAAGAAAGACCCTAAGAAAATGGGTAGGTCTAACAAGAAAAACCCCAAGCATCCAATGAACTCTGAGCGTACAGGTCGTTCATCAGTTACTAAGGATTACTAATGCCAACAACTCCATCTACAGATATTGAAGTAGCACAAAAGGCAATGGTTCTTATTGGACTAGAGCCTTTGACTGCTTTTACAGATAATACTGATGAAGCACTTGTTGCCAACACAATATTTGAAGATGTTGTAAGTGACTGTCTTGGTCAGCATAGCTGGAACTTTGCTACAGGCCAAAAGGTTCTGGCAAGATTAACTAATGTTCCTGTTGATAGGTGGGATGCGGCATATGCGCTTCCTACAAATCCAGATGTTGTTCAAGTGCAAACTGTTACCATAGATGACGTGCCACAATCGTATGACATCTATGAGCGTTATGTTTACATAAATGCTGATGTTACAGAAGAAGTTGTTCTTAACTATGTATTTAGGCCAGAGACTCAATATTGGCCTCCTACATTTACTATGTGGGTTATATATAGATTGGCTTCTGTTTTTGCCTTGTCTGTTACTCGAAAGGGCGACATTGCTCAGTCTTATACACAGCTTGCAGAACAGCAGTTCCGCAGAGCTAAGGCTAGAGACTCACAGCAAGTAACAACACAAAACCTACGTCTAAGCAGATTCCATCGTGCTAGACTTGGTAGCGGTATTTATCAAAATATAGAAGGAACATAACAAATGGATTCAGACCTTAAACTTATTGATGATTTTAGAAAGAAAAGTAAACAAATACGTAATGAAGAGTTGCGTAAAAAATTACTTAACGATGAGAAAGCTATCAGATTTGCTGAAGGGGGTTCTTCTCGTAAACCTTCTAAACCTTCTTTTAGGACAATGAGCAAGCATTTTGTTAGAGGATTTGTTGAGGGAACAAGAAGAATTAGCCCAATTCCTCAAATAGCTGTTGCCGCAGATATGATGACACCAAAGCCAGCTGGTTCTGGGTCAGATAAAATTAAAAAATCTGAAAGAACAGACCACAAAAGAGCCATGCGGCGTTATGCGTCTAAATTTACTAGAAAGTAATTTTAATGGCACTTTTACGTCAGTTCTACACAAATTTTACAGCAGGGGAGTTGTCTCCTCTTCTGACATCTCGCATTGACTCTGGTGCATATAAGAACGGTTCTAAAAAAGTAAGAAACTTTCGTATGCTATCTCAGGGCGGTTTAAGACGCAGAGGTGGTTTTCAGTATTTGCTAGAGCTTTCTGATGTTTCTTATCAAGTAGAGCCTTACATCTACGATGAAGATGAAGCGTACATACTTTTGTTTTCTAATGGAAAACTAGAAGTAGTAGACGCTTCTGATCCTACAAGCATAGTTCAAACACTTACATCACAGCCTTGGAATACTGCGGCTATGATTGGTAATCTTCAAGTGTCTCAGTCTGGTGATACGATGATTATTGTGCATCCAGATATGCCTATGCAACAGCTTACTCGTACAGCAGTAGATACATTTAGCCGTACAGCGTATGCTTTTGATACAGCAGATGGCTTTGTGCATCAGCCTTACTATAAGTTTGTTGACCCAGCTATTACAATTACGCCTCAAAACGCAAACACTAATTCACAGACATTTACTGCAAGTTCTGCAATCTTTTCTTCTGATTGGGAAGGTGAAGAGATTGAGTTTATTGATGATGCTGGCACAGTACATCACATTGAGTTTACCACTTATCTTACCTCTACAACATTTACTGGCACGTTTGACACAGCACCATCCAATACTAATGCTTCTGCTAACTGGAAAGAACAGGTGTTTTCTAGCAGACACGGTTATGCTAGGGCAGTTATCTTCCATGACCAGCGTTTGATATTTGGTGGCTCTAAAGACTTACCTAACCACTTGTTCATGTCTAAGGTTGGTGAGTTTTTTAACTTTGATGTTGGCACTGGACTAGATGATGAATCTATACAGGTTCAAATTGCAGAAAACCAAATTTCTGAAATTAAGTCACTTTCATCATTCAGGCATTTAATTATATTTACATCAGAGCAAGAGCTTTATGTTCCTACTTCTGAGAACAGACCGCTTACGCCTAGCACTATTGCTATTAAGAAGCAGACATCTTTTGGCAGTAGTAATGTGCCACCAGAAGATTTTGATGGTGCATTAATATTCCTTACTAAGTCGAAGGGTTCTATTAGAGAGTTTGTGTTCTCTGATATAAGCCAAGCATATAATTCTGATGCAATTACTTTGCTATCTCCGCATCTTATTGGCACACCTACAGATATGGTTGCACAGAGAGAAGCTGTAGACCAAGTAGAGTCTTATTTATATGCTGTGAACACAGATGGCAAAATGCCTGTCTTTATGTCTATTCGCAAAGAACAGCTACAGGGTTGGTGCGAGTATTCTACAGACGGTGACTTCAAGAACGTAGTGAATGTAAATAGAAAGATATATGCCGTTGTAGAGCGTGAGATTAACAGCACAACATTTACTACATTAGAACTTCTTAGTAATGATTATCATACAGACTGTGCTAAGAAATATACGAATGCTACAGCCACAAAGGATTGGACTATAGCGCATCTGCCAAATACAGAAGTTGTTGTTAAGTCTGGTAATTATTCTATGGGTACATACACCACTGATTCAAGCGGTGACCTCACTCTTACAGATGCTGTAGATGAAGTAGAAATTGGCTTAAACTACACACCAGAGCTAGAGACATTACCACCTGAGTTTCAGTTGCCTGATGGTATATCTGTTGGTCAAAAGCGCAGGATTGTAAGAGCAGTGCTTGATTTGAA